ACCTGGAATTGTTGCATTACCATTTGGATAAAAACCAAATTCAGTAAACTGAGTTTCACCTGTTCCTGGTACCGGAATAACCATACCACAACCGCCTGACAGCTCGCCAGTTACTCCGTCTACGGCTGTAACAAATGTAGCAAAAGAACCTGTAGTTTGATAGTCAGTACCGTTCCATGCTGATGTTGCAAATGCTCCAGTGATGTCACCTACATTCATTGTTTGTGGAGCATCGTATGTTCCACGAGAAGTAACAGTTCTTAGTGTAGGTCCTTCAAGGCCATCAAATACACCATCAATTTGAATACCGTCACCTTGGCCGCCAAATACTCTTAAACCTGAAGTATTATCTTTAGTACCAATTTCTACTGGATTTTCTAATCCGTCTTCGCTTATATTTGTACCATAAATTTTCTGCGTCCAAATAGATTTAGAAATAGCATCTACAATAGTTGTGCTGTCGTCTGCAAACACAGACCCAACAAAGTTACCATTAATAGAGTCAGCATAAACGTTATTAACAGTAAGACTTGATGTTGCGGCATCATAAACAACAGTACTGTCATTTAATACAATATTGCCTGTCATAATAGAATCAGATCTAATTTGACCGTCAACTGTTAAACTTTCTGTATAAACGTTTCTCCAGTTACTTGTAGTAGTACCTAAGTCATATGATGCATCACTTCCAGGAATAAGTGAACTACCAATTTGACCGCCTACAATAACGTTATCTTCAACGCCGTCGCCTAAATTAATGTTACCTGTAGCAGTAATAAATCCGTCAATTTGGATATTACCTGCACCAGTAATATTATTACCGTTTAAGTCTAAGTTTGAATTTAATGTTGGATTTGAGTCATTAATTAACTGGCCGGAAATTAAAATTCCGCCTTGTTCTAATGAAGTACTTGGTGCAACTTTACCGCCAACATACAGCTGATTTGTATCTGTTGTATATATCAGTTCGCCTTCAACAGGTGTAATACCTTGTCTTTCAGCATCGGTCCCACGTCTAATTTGTAATGCCATTCTTATTTCACTCCTGGAATGATTTTGCTATAGTATTTATCTCTTCCACGAATTAATCACTTTCTCTTTTTAAGGAAAGTTGCAGTGCGTTTCTTAATGTCGTTCTTGACTTTTTCAGTATCAAGTCTAAAATCAACACTGCTAATACTATCCTCATATTCATCTAACAATGACTCAAGTGCTTCTTCTAAATTAACATCTTCAGGGTTTCTGTTTGTATCAATTTCCCAAACTTTACCATCAGAAAACGTAATTCTGACAGAGTGTAAATACTCCACCGGAACTGCTTGTACTTCAATATCTTTTAAGATATCTGGCCATTGTGCTACTACTTCTTTTGGAAGTCTTGCTTTGTTTTTAGACACTCTCTTCAGACTTTTTTGCTTTGGCTTTCTTAGTTGGCGCCAGCTCTTCGGCTTGCTCTCGTAATGCTTTTGCTTCTTTAAACATTCTATCTGCATCACTTCTATATTTAGCGGCAAGCTCTTCGTCTGAAAGTACTTGGTTTTCTGTAGCCGCTGCCTGTACTTCTACAGGAGCTTCCATCTTATCTAAATCATATTCTTCTGCAACTACTTCTCTTTTAGCAGTATCTTTCACTGCTAAATCAGCAACTGTAACTCCTTGCTGTTCTGCAATAAGTTTGTTTAATTCAGCAAGATTAATTGTAGTTTGTGTATCTGGAACCATTTCTACATCTGCTTGTTTCACTTTTACCATCTTACCAGTAGTATGGAAACGAGCTAACATATTAGATCCATCGGATAGTTTTGTACGTGCCATTACATCTGCAAACTCATTTGCTGATTGTCCAGCATCGGATTCAACTGTTCTAATTAGTGTATCGTGATCTGCTGAATCTAAATTTTCAGTTGTAACAACAATAGCACTGTCGCTTTCGTTAGGAACTACCCTATAAGCAACAATTACTTTTCTTTGATTATTGACCATTCGGCCTACATGTTTTAATGCCATATTATTCTCCGTTAGTTTCAGGCGCCGCTGGGGGCTGTGGTTGCTGTTGTTGTGCTACAGCACCTAAGAAACCTTCTAATTTACCGTACGTTTGACCTACAGTAACCATTTCATTTGGTTTAAAAGCACCTCGTTGACTTGCAACATCAATAATTTGTTTAAGTGCTTGCAGATCTTGAACAGTTAAATCAGGGCCTGCCTGTTGTTCTGTTTCAGGTGTTGAAACATTATCTGTTTTTGCTTTATCGTCAGACATTTAGCGTTCTCCTTATAGTTAAGTGCTACTATTATTTACTTGTATTTAAGATGTGGACATGCCAAAGTGAAATAGGATAATTCTTTTGCATCTTCAAATCCTATTCTTAATCCTTTGGTAATTTGGTTACTTGCGTCCAAATATGAAACATTTGAAACAAAAAACCGTCCTTTTAAATTATTCTTAATCCATTTAACAATAGTTTCTTCTAAGTTATATATTTGTAATTTAAGATTAATAGACTCAAAGTGAGGCGGCAAAACTTGCAACCTCCTCACTTGATAAAAATTTAAAGGATTAGGTTCTTTAAATCGCTTCTTCATAATGTGTTGTTACTCCAAAGGGGCCTTCTAAATTCTTATCATGATGTGAATGAATTAAAAATACTGTATCACAGTAGTCTGGATCGCCCCAGCTATCCCATGCATAACCGTCTGTAAACATAATGAACTTCTTAGGTTCAATACCGTGTTCTTTCATATAAGTCCAGTTACACATAAAGTCAGTGCCACCGCCGCCGTAGATTTCATATTCAGTTAAATCTTTGCCGCCATCTGCACTAAATTCTTGTTCATTGTATACCTCAGTATCAAAGCACCAAATTTTAATATTGTAATCTTGATACTGGTCCATAATGCCTTTTACTTCGCCTAAGAAATCCTTTGCTTGACTATTACCAATTGACCCACTCATGTCAAGTGCAACACAAATATCAATTGTTTCATCGAAGTCTTGCCCTGGAAGAATAGCGCCAGTATGCCAACCTTTGCGGTTTGGACGACTAAATGTAAAGTCGTTTTTAACAGTAGATTGAATCTGTTGCTGTAAAATTTCACGCCAATTCATTTTAGGCTCAGTAAGCTCTTTAATCATACGCTGAACTTCACCTGGTGTATTACCAGCGCCTGCGGCCTGTGCCGCTTGCATCATAGATTCTTTAATTTCGTCTCTAATTTTTTTTGCTTCTTCTTTAGTAAACTTAGGCTTTTTCTTGCTTACACTATTACCCTTTGAATCTTTTTCTTCTTTGCCTTCCTCGGCAGCACCGTCATCGTCACCTTCACCGTCAAGGTGTTCGTCAAGCAACTCACCAAGTTCTTCTAAAAATTCTTTACCGCGCTCTTTTGCTTCTTCAAACAAGTCGTCATATACTGCTTCAGACTGCCAACCTTCATATTTAAAGTCTTGATAGCAATCAACAAGTTTAGGTTTTTCGCCAATGCGATCTCTTACAAGAATGTTGTTTACAATGTAATCTGCGGCAATGTTATAAAGTACAGGGTCGCGATCATCTCTACGACCTAAGTGATCAAATACGCAGTGTAAGATTTCGTGAGCAATAACAAACTCAATTTCTTTGTTTGACATTGCATTAAAGAATTGAGTATTAAAGTAAAGGTTGCGTCCGTCTACAGCCGCAGTAGGTAACCAATCATCTGCCGCCATAATGCGTAAACGAGTTGCCATATTACCAAAGAACGGATGTCGAAGTAGTAAGCCTACTCGTGCAACAATAATGCGTTCGAGTGTTTCTTCACGCATTGCATCAAGTTCTTCTGGTGTAATATCAGGATTTGGTGTCCAATGTTTAGTGCCCGCTACGCTCATAATTTTGTCCTCTTTGCTAACTTTATATACTAATTATACACAAATATGACATATAAGTCAAGAAAAATGGGCAGTTTCCTGCCCATTTTTTATATCATGCCTGCTGTGCGGCCTGGATATATTTGCCAAATTTTTCATGAAATTCATCAAAACAATCAATTTCGTCTGGATCAATTGGCAAGTTGTATTGTGTAAGAGCAAGTTTCATACCCATAACAACCAGTTCTGTCTCGAAGTTATCCATTACAAAACGCAGGAAGTTGTTAACTTTAGCATCAAACTTTTTATCGTTCTTATCACAAGCTTCTTTAAGTTCATAGCAAAGTGAAACCGTTAAGGAATATGTTGCACTGATTTCTTTCGATTTCATTTCACTTACTTTGCCGTCCAAAATATCAGTTGGATTAGGCATTGAACTGGCAACCTTACGGTGTGCCATAAACTTGACTGCAAGGCCTTCGCCTACTGCACCACTTACAAGATCTGTAGTTGTGCTTTCGTCAAGATCGTCTTCGAGCAATTCTGATACAAACGACCAACTACGTGGTGTTGCAAAAGAACGTGAAGGAGACTTTGGATCAAAGTCGTATAAGTCTTTCTTACTAAAGTTAAGAAAGCCTACAACGTCTTTATGAATTTTGTTATCAACTGCCCATGCAAACCAGTCATCAAATGAAACAGCAAGTTCCAAGTGGATGAAACGATTTGCTAACGGTGCTGGCATACGATATGTAACACCCTTGTCGGCATCACGGTTACCAGCCGCAATAATCATTACATTGTCTGGCAGTTTATATGTACCTACCTTACGGTTAAGAATGAGCTGGTAAGCCGCCGCCTGTACCGCAGGAGCCGCAGAGTTCATTTCGTCTAAGAACAATACAATATTGTCGTATTGTTTTGCAAATTCTTCGCTTGGAAGTTCTTGCGGAGCACCCCATACCATAGCATTATCATTTGCAGAGTAGTATGGAATACCTTTAATATCTGTAGGTTCCCAAAGTGAAAGACGAACGTCAATCAAATGTGAATTAGGCAGACTGTCTGTAATCTGTGCAACAATATCAGACTTACCAATGCCTGGAGGTCCCCAAAGGAAGATAGGACGTTTTTTACTAATAGCATGTTTAATGCTTGACTTTGCCGAGTTTGGGCTTACTGTGCGTGTTGCTGTTGCTTCCATTATATATTCCCTCTTGTGTGAATCAGTGCTTAATTTCTAACTATATATATAGTATACACTCTACACGTTTAATGTCAAGTACTTTTTTACCAAAAAGTTAATCTTTTTTCTGGCGGTTCATTGCTTTAGTTAAGCCATATTTTCGTATATCGCCAGAAAAAAGATGAAGTTCGAGTGCTTTCTTTTCGTCCGTTACTGTAATACCTTTTCGGCCCATATAGTAAGGACAGTCAATAAACTTATCTAAAAATATAATGGTTTGAGTGGTAATTTCAAAATCTATAGGATATGGAACGTCATATGTAGATAGTTTTAGATCTTCTGTAATTACACGAAGACCTTCGTCAGTAAGGCGTAAGCCGCCAGAATCTTTTGCTCTTGTATTCTGCCACCACTGTGGTAAATGTTCTTTAATTGAAACATCATTAACAGATTTATCAAGTTGTTTTAGAAATATTTTTGTATAGGTTTCTTTCCAGTTCATTGTGACAATGGAATACTTTCGCCTTGGTTAAGTTTGATAACTTCAAAATCGTTACAGTTAAACATATCGTTTAGTTTTTTTGCAAGATTAATTGCATGACCTGGATTTGAAAAAGATACTTTTTTGTATTTAGGTCCAGGATAGTTTGTAAGTATGTTAGCAGATTTAAGGTTAAAAGGTTCGCCCTTAAAGAATACAGCCCATATGGCTTCTGCTTTTAATACTTGATCAGATCTATATGTTTTTTTATCTACATGTTCTAATAGAACATTTGGTTTTGGTCTGCTCATATGCGTAAATCCTTAATAATATACGCATATATTTATCTCTTTTAGCAGTTATCTACGTAGTTTATTTCCAGCCAGTTCCGCCGTCCATTGTTACTTTAATGACTTCATCTTCTTTTGTAGCATTTTTAATAAGTAATGTTTCTAAATCTCCGTTCAGCCTTGTCATTACTTCACCAATAGTAAAAGCTAATCTTTTTGCTGATGCCATATCGAGCTTAACTTCTTTAGCATTGCCAGTGTCTGCTGTTTTAACTTGTTGTAAAAACATTTGAATAGGATTTGTGTTAATAGGATCCATTAAGTACCTCCGGTATAAATTTTTCTGCAATTATTTTATGTGCATCAAAATTGTAATGTTCTTCATCTATTTTCATTTCTTCTATATCAATATTTAAATTATCTTTAATCCAAATATTTGCAGGAGTTTCAAAAACTTTTACATTTTTAAGATCTCCAAACATATTTAAGTTTTCTGACATTTGTACCCTATCATTTATTCTCCAGATATATACTGGTACATTGCACATTGAGTCAATTACAAAAATGTCTTTGCAATATTCTTCATTTTTAAGATGTGTAACAATTTCTGTATGAAACTTCATATGCATATAATTAGTATCAAAGCCCTTCCAGTCATACCCGCCGTTGAGCTCAGGACAACCTTCATCATACATTCCTACACTATCCCATTTTACTTTTTCATTCCATTCAACTACGTTATAATCTCGAGTATTATAATCATCATAAAGAACAAACTTGTCAGATTCTAAAAATTTTCTTGTAAAATATCCAGGTTCGAGATGTCTAAACTTTAAATCAAGATTATTGCCCATTGGCCATCTGTCCCAATATGTAGACTGTATTAATACACCATCAATTTTATGTGTATTAAGTACATGTCTAATCCATCGAGGATACTTACTATTTGGTGCTCCAGAACCTGCATAAATGTAGCAGATATCGTCTGCTAAAGATTCTGCATAAATTTTTGCATAATTATTATCTTGCCAGTGGAACTTATCACCAGACTTTTCATTCCAATGAAATCCGTTTGTATGACTACATCCTACAAATAATAAGTTACCTTGCATTAACCTTACTCAACGCCTGACGCATTTCTATTTCTGTTTTAAATGGTCCTTGAGTCTCGTAACGTTCGATAGTAATTAATTTAGGGCAAAATGATTTAACCCATCCTTTGTCAAAACGAATAATATAGTATCCAGCACAGTAAATACTTTTAGATTTTTTACTTTTTGTAAATAACGGCAATTTACGTTTAACGTCGAGCATATCATTATACGGAGTACAACTTGTAGGATAACCGTGAATTTCTTTAATATGTGTTTCAACAATGTTTAGTTTTTGCCAATCTACTTTCCCGCCAAGTCTTTTTGTTAGTTGATTTTTTGTTAAAAACCGTGTACCGCTTGCGTCACTAAGCATATACTGATCTTCATTAAAGGATAGAGTACCGACTTTTTGGTTATCTTGTTCAACAATCCAGAACTTATTTTTTAATACTTCTTTTGCTTTAATCATTTAGGATACCTCGCTTGTAAGGGTTGTGCATATTGTGCCGCTTGGTCTGCAATACGTTGCATATCCCATTTAGCACAGAACTTCATAAGACGCATACCAACTTGTGTAATGTCTTTAGGTTCAACTTCTGCAATAGTGTTATCAATTATCTCTCTAATGTCTGTAGGCTGTGCAGACAAATCACAGAGTGTTACATTGCGGTTGTAGTCGTCCAAAACACGGTGCTCATCGCCATTATGATCAACCCAACGCTGTAGCATAAGATTATTCCAGTTATAACCTTTCGTGGCCTTATCGTCATATGCTTCCAGTAGGCCAACTTTATTCTTTGTACCTTTCTTTCTAACACCCGGATAAGCGGAGAAAACATTGTCACTTGTATCACCTCGCATACATTTTTCAAATAGTAGCCATTGTGGGTCTGGAGCACCTTTAGGCTCTCCTGTCTTTTTATCAATCACAGGCTGTTTCTTTTTGTCATCAAAGTAACCTTCATGTGTAATAATTGTGTTATTAACGCCATTATACTGTTTAACGTTAGGTGCAATAAGTTGTGCAAAGTCGCCATCTGTACTAATAATAACATGATCGTCATTAGGATGATTCTGTACCCAACCTGCAATCAAATCATCTGCTTCAAGTTGCGGATGACGCATCATTGTACAGTTAGTCTTTGTACCAATAAAGTCTTTAAACTCGTCAAAGATCTCCCAAAACACAGTATCTTCTTCTTGCTGTGCAGGAGTCATTGCATCACGAGTTTCTTGTCTATTGCGCTTGTATGGCTCGTAATAGTCTTTACGCCAACTACGACCTTCTAAGCAGAACACAACATGATCTGCATTAAAGTCTGTCCAAGCCTTTTTAACACTGTTTAGTGTAATATGTAGCGCCATGCCTACTTTCGTGTCAAGATCGCCACGTACAACGTGTCGAGCTCTAAAGAAAGTATTTGCTGTGTCTACTAAAATATATGTACTCATTTGTCCTCACTGACATAAATCTTCATACTTAATAGTATACTGTCTATGCTTGCTTTTGTCAAATTTAAAAACAGGAATATATCCAAAAAGTTTCTTCAAAAT